CGGGGACTTTCTGCTTGTTGCTTATCTGCAGGTTCCCGCCGAAAAGCCAGACCTGCTGCCGGAACCCGTTGCTCTCGCCAGTGCGGTCGTTGTAGCGGGCCTGGCAGGTGGCGGGGGGGCGGTACGCGACTTTGTCGTAGATTATTTTCCCGTCGGATTCCCTGATCCGCCACACTTTTTCGAAAAAAGATCTACGGAATATCTGGCCGGCCGTGATCTGTCCGACCAACTCTGAGATGGGCGTTTTCATGCCGCCCGACTCGTCGCTGGTCATGAGCACAGACTGCACGAACTCAGCTTCGCCCTTGTCGCCGCCCGCGGGGTCGATTGTGTAGGGCGCCCCGCGGATCGGGAGGGTGAGCGCCTGCTCTATGGCCGCACACATTCCGTTACGAGCCAGCATGATTTTGTAATCACGCGCCGTCGTCTCGCAGGTGGTAAGCCATAATCGAACACATCGCCTTCTCCATAAGTAGTAGGCGAACAATCTCTGTCCTATATCGAATGAGGTTCCGATTTCTGGCCCCATCAAGCCCCGTTTCCCGCCGACGCTACGGGAACCCTTTGGCGCAATATCAGGGAAGGCGAGGATTCTAGCAGAGTGTGTATCGACCATGACTTGGCATCACCCCCGCTCCGCTCCCAGGGCGCGGCTCCAGTCTCACGCGCATCTCCCGTTAGCGTACCGCCCTGCTGTCCCGCGAGGCAGGTCCGCACCGCGCTACGCCGCGGCGGGGTCGCCGCCCCGGGCCGCCTGGGAGCGTTTGGCGGCGGCCCGGGCGGCGGCACAGGTGCACCGTGACGTACTCGTAGACGGGCGGCAGGGCTGTCATTGCGCGTCCGGGTGCTCGCGCCGCCAGCTCGCGAGGCCCTCCGCGGACTTGCCCCGCTGCTCCGCTACAGCGGCCAGCAGAGCGTCCGTGTCCGCTATCGCCTGCTCGTTCTCAGCCAGCCGCATCGCGTCCCCGCGCATCTGGTAGCCTTGCCGCGCTCCCCGCCCTGAAGGACGGGGATTCAGCCCGTGCCGCGTCACGCGGCACCTCTGAGGCTTCCTGTTTCGCTGGCATCTGCCACCGCAAGCAGTGGTCTTACGTCGCCTCCGCAGGCGTTTAGTCTCTCCCTGCGTCCCAGGGCGAGGATGTTCCGGGCCGCGTTCACGTCCCGGTCATGCGTGACGCCGCAGGCCGCGCAGGTCCATTCCCGGACGCTGAGCGGCTTGGGGCCGTCCTTGACCCCGCACGCCGAGCACACCTGAGACGTGGGCTCCCACCGGCCGGTCCTGATGAACGTCCGGCCGTGCCTGCGGGCCTTGTACTCCAGCATCGACGTGAACGCCGACCAGCCCGCGTCATGCACCGACTTGGCCAGCCGCGTCCGGCCGAGACCGGCTACGCACAGGTCTTCCACGTACACCGCTTGGTTATCGCGGATGATCTCCGTGGAGAGCTTGTGCTGCCAGTCCCGCCGCGAATCCGCGACCTTGGCGTGCTGCCGGGCCACCTTGATCCGGGCCTTGTTCCTGTTGCTGCTGCCCTTCACCTTGCGAGACAGGGCCTTCTGCGCCTTCCGCAGATTCCGCTCAGCGCGGCGCAGGAACTTCGGGCTGGCGACCTTCCGGCCGTCAGACATGACCGCGAAGTGCGTCAGGCCGAGGTCGATGCCGACATCGGCAGCCAGCCCCGGCAGCGGGTCCTCGCCGGCCTCTACCACGAACGAGGCGAAGTAACGGCCGGCCGCGTCCATGATCACGGTCACGGACGACGGGGCGGACGGCAGGTCCCGGGACCAGCGGACCGGCACGTCCCCGATCTTCGGCAGGCGCAGTTTCCCGCCGGGCAGGATCTTGAACCGGGCGTTGGCGGTGAACCGGATTGCCTGCCGCCGGTCCTTACGGGACCGGAACCGGGGCGGGGCGACCTTGCGGCCCTTCCGCTTCCCCTTGGCTGAGGCGAAGAAGTTCCGGTAGGCCGTGTTCAGGTCGGCGAGGGACTGCTGCAAGACGACCGAGGAGACTTCGCCGAGCCATGCCCGCTCGGGGGTTGACTTCGCTGCGGTCAGCCGGGCTGACATCTCCGCGTCGGTGACGTACGGCAGCCCGGCCGCGTGCGCGTCCTGCCGGGCGCGGAGGCCGTCGTTGAACACGACCCGGGCGCATCCGAACGCCTTGGCCAGCGCGGAACGCTGACCGGGCGCCGGGTAGAGGCGGAAGTTATACCGGAGCTGCACCCGCTCAGTATACTTGGTTTCATGGCTGACTACGGCACCGTACGCACTGGCAGGCACTGTGTTTTCATCCTGCACGCCCATTTGGTTTTCGTGACCAAGTACCGGCATGCCGTGTTCACCGCGCGGCACCTGGAACGCATGGAAGAGATCATGCGGGACGTGTGCGCGGACTTCGGCACGGAGCTGGCCGAGTTCAACGGCGAAGCGAACCACGTGCACCTGCTGGTGAACTTCCCGCCCACCGTCGCGGTGTCCCGGCTGGTGAACAGCCTCAAGGGCGTGTCCTCGCGGCGGCTGCGGCAGGAATTCCCCGACCTCGTGCGGCACTACTGGCGGGCGAAGCGGCTGTGGTCCGGGTCGTACTTCGCGGGCTCGGTCGGCGGTGCCCCGATCTCCGTCCTGCGCCAGTACATCGAGCAGCAGAACCGGCCCGCCTGACCCGGGCCGGGGTCCGTCCGCCTTCACCACCGGCCTGAAGGCCGGCGCACTAGCGGACATCTAGGTAGCGAGGGGTTGTGCTGAGCCTGAGCCTGAGCGGCACGCTCACGGGCAACCCGGGCGTTCTCGATAGCCGCGGCGGGACCGTGCTCGTACCGGCCGCCGGCGCGTCGCACCTGGGCGGGCGATCCGCCCTGGATGGCCACGAGGGTCTGCTTCGCTACCCGCTGCTTCGTGGAATTGGGCGCGATCACGCCCACGGTGGTTATGTGGAGGGCTTTCCTCAGCAGGCCCATTTCAGGCTCCGTCTCTAGTTCCGGCAGGATGGAAGCCGGCGGCATCCGCCACCATAAGGCTGCCGGTGTCGAGCGATCCGTCCTCGAATGAGGCGAGCCACTGATCCCGTGTCCACTTGTGGCCGGCGAACACGGCTGCCCCGTCCTCGCACCAGCCGGCCAGTTCTGGCAGCGACGGGAAGACCGGCGATACCGGAGTGCCCTCGCTGGTCGTCTCATACAGCCGGTAGCCGAACGGCGTGCCCTCGCGCATCTCGGGCATGTACTCGGCCTTGTCGATGTCGATGAGCTCGTCGAGCGGGCAGTCCGCGTTGAACTCCAGATGGCGGAGCAGATCCGCCCGGGAGTACAGCGGCCGGTAGCGAGGCGAGCCGTCCGAGCGGGTGCCCGGCTCGCGCGGGTGCTCCCAGCCGAGTGCGACGGGCCTTACTTCGCGGTGTCCCATGTCAGGCTCCCTTAGTTCCGGCGGGTGCCGCTGTGCGGTCGAGGGTGATGCCCTGGGCGCGCAGGCCCTGGGCGGCGAGGGTGCTGAGTGCGCCGGTGAAGTTAAGCCCGTTGCCCTCGGCGTAGCGGCGGATCGCGTCTACGAGGTTGGATTCCATCTTGACGTGCAGGTCGGCCTTGCTCATTCCGACACCAGGTACGTGCCGGGATACATGGCGTTCCGGTTGTGATCCGCCGGCGCGTCGGCACCGAGGTCAAACCGGATCATCTTCGCGCCGGCGAACTGGACGTGCTGCACGCCGGCGACTTCGACCTCGGTCCCGAAGTACATGACGCCCTTGATGTCGGTGCCGTAGGCGACTGGCTCACCCTGGCCGCGCCGCTCGATCCAGGCGGTGTCGCTGGTGTTGATCCTGACGGTGGCCATCATGGTCTTCTCCTCTGTTTTGCTCACACCCTGACTGTACCACATCATGTACACGTTATGGTAGTGTGGAGACGTAAGGCAGCGAGGGGACCACCAAGGCCCGCCGCGCCGCTAGAACGGGAGCACCCCCCATGAACGGTCACCGCCAGAGTTACGCAGGCAACTGGTTCCTGTCCTACGTCATCCCCTGCGGCGCGGGCTGGGCGGTGTGGGGCGTGACCGGCTCCATGGTCGCCGCTGTCATCACCGCGGTCGTGGCGCTGGTGCTGTTCCTGGCCCTGGCCGGGCGGCGGTCGTGAGGCTGGGCTGGTCGGTCCCGCTGCCCGGTCCCCTGTACCTGTCCGGGACGCTCTGGCGCTCCAGGCCCCGCCGCGGTCCCTCGTATCACGGGACGCTTCCGGGTTGGCAGTGCCCCCACAACCATCAGCGCCAGGACACGGCGCTAGCCTGTGCCCGGCGCGAGGCACGCGGAAGGAGCCGGCCATGAGCGGCAGCGGCAGCGCGGCGGCTAGCGCGGACCCCGGACCGGCCTGGACGCAATCCTGGAAGATCGACCCGGAGACCGGCCGGGCGGTGTACGTCCCCGACCCGGAATCGGGCCGGGCGCTGCGGGCCGGGGACATAATGCTGACCCCGGACGGCGCCCTGGTCTGCACCAGCGTCATGGAACCGGCCACCTGGACACCTGCGGATGAACTCGCCGGCCGGGAGATGTGCGGCACGTGCGGTGAGCGTCCGCCGCACCACACGGCCGGGAAAGCCGGCGAGGAACCGCGGCGGCTCTGCTGCGCGTGCAGCTACGCCGAGACCGGGTGCGCGGCCGACTGGCATCCGGGCTGCGTGGCAGCCGCAGAAGCCGCCCGTGCCGCGAAAGGGGGGAACCGGCCATGACGAAGGCTGAGCTGCGCGCCCGCTACGAGAAGGCTCGCAGTGAGTACGCCGCCGGAAACCTGTTCACTAACGAGTACGCGCTGCACTTGGACACGATGCTTTCCGGCCGGCCTGTACGGCGCGGCGTTCCGCTGCGAGGCGTGGGGCATCACCGCCCCCGCCGGCGACGAGGCAGCCATCCGGGAGATGATCGAGGACGGGAACGCCCGCCGTGTCAGCGAACGCCCGGACCGGGTGGAGGTCCGCCAGATCTGGGCGGTGGACCGTGCCCGCACCACGTACATGGCCAGCCGGGAACGCGGCAGCGGCACCGTCCGGACCGATGTCCGGCGGCCGGACCCGGGTAACGATCACGTGGGGGATATCTTCGACGGCCTGGACCGGATCGTGTCGGCGTTCCTCGGGGTGAGCATGCCGGGGCGGAGCCTGAAGATGATGCCGGGAAGATGAGCGGGCCGGGCGCGCAGCCGACTCCCGGCGAGGAGATCCGCGCCAGGTACGAGGCCCTGAACCGCAGGCTCGCCGCCCTCGGCATTTTCAGCACGTCCCGGTACGACAGGAGCCCGCGGCTGGATTCCGGGGACTGGGAGAGGCTGGTGGCGATGGCCGAGCTCGGCCGGGAGCAGTCGCGCGGCGCGCGGAGCGACACGCGTTGACACGACGTGATGTTCTACTGGCGTGTCGCTTGCGTACTCCGGCGGTCCGGGGCGTACTATGGTGAACCATGGAAAGCGAACCGCGCGAACGTAGCGCCCGGGACGCCCGGGAGCACTTCGCAGACGTGGTAAACGACGCAGTGCAAGGCCACATCACCTACATCACCAGCCGTGGACGCAGGCT